TGACAAAATTTATCTTTCTCAACAAATGCTATTGTTTCAAAATATCCTGTAGACTCTAAGCCTAAACTAAAGCCACCGATACCTGAAAATAAATCAAGTAATTTTAGTTTCATTTTTTCCCTTTCTCTTTATTTTTAATTATTAATATCTCGTTTTCTTTTTCTTCTAATTGTTTTTCAAGTGCTAGTATAATATCAGATTGTTTTTTGATATACTTCTTAGCTCTTTTTAATTCAAACTTACAATCAACCTCATCAAACATACCTTCGTATGTCATTTTAATACTTCAATCTTTTTAACTACTGATCTTGGATATGTTGTAGTGTTACCAACTGTAAGTGAACCATCATCTTCATCAAAACTATGCGAAGCAAAGATGATAACTTTCTTTTGATCTTTATGTAAAAGATAACCTGTATCTTCACACCAACTATAGCTTTGATCCTTTGCTTTCTCAAGCGTCATCCATTCAGAATTACTAACAATATCTTGCCAATACAAACGCACTCGCTTGTATTTAAACTTCTTCTCTTTGCCAGTATTCTTCATAGAAATCATTAGGTTGTACTTGTTTGTTAGTTGCTTTAAAAATTTTAAACATTACCTTTGGGTGTGGTATTCTCTCACCTTTAGCGTAGCGTTGAACATTAGTAGCAGGATTGATATTAATAATACCAAAAGCATTAGCTGCTTGTGAATAACTTAGGTTATTCTTTTTTATCCAATCTGATAATTTCATATTTTCCTTTCGTGAAATTAGCTGATACCATAAAGGTTATATATTGCAAGCATAAAATAATAGTAGACATAATGGTATAAATGTTTATATTGATTTGAAACAACTATGAAAGAATACTTTTCAAATATTAATGGTGGTCTAGGTTTAGATCATTGGTCGCCTTCAAGTACAGATATGCCTTTGGCTAAATGGATAACTAACTATGGTTATCATACACCTCAAGAAAGAGATAAGTTCTTAATGAACTATAAGCCTAGAATTGGAAACCTTACTAACAACACAGCTCAAAGATTACTGTGTGAATATAGATACTTCAAAGATAGAAAAGCAAAAATAGAGAACAGAGATTACAATGAGATATACAAACAAGAACTAGATGACATCAATAAGTATGATCCAATAGATGAACAAGATAAGTTTGCAAGAGATAACATAGATGAGATTGCACATAAGATTATTGAACAAATAAAAAAACTATACAAAGAAATATTTAAAGATGAGAAAACTGCAGCCGAAAGATATGTAGCTGCAAGTGTCAAAGAATTGATGCACGATATTATAGGTCGTATAGATTATGAAAGTAATACAAAATTTTTAGAACTAAAAACAAAACCTAGCAAATGTTACAAGAGAAGAAACAAAGATGAATACTATTGGAAACAACAAGAGCTAGGAGAAGATTCAATCTTTGATGGATATTGGAAACAAGTAGCTTTCTATTGGAAGTGTACCGGGAAGAAACCATTTTTAGGTTTGGCAAATGAAACAGATTATTTAATCTTTGATGACACACATGAGAAGATGAGAGCCGATCATTTAGAATATCAATTTAATTTAATGACAAAAAAAATTTATAGATGGGAGCAGATGATTATATATTGTAAAGGTAATCTATCTCAACTAGCAGAGCTAACAGAAGAGCCAGACCTTAATCATTTCTTTCACTATAAAAATCTAACAGACAAACAAAGACAAACAATAAAACAACTATGGGGGATAAACGCATGAAGAACATATATCAAAAATTACACCAAGCATGTTTAAATGCAGGTGGCGTAAAGAAAGGAGAGAAAGTAAAAGGTATGCACTTCAATCCTTTGCTGCACGATGCAGTACAAGAAGTGGCTGTGCAAGCACTATTAGATGAAAGACTATATCCAATGTGTAGTTATAAAACAGATACACATGACAGCTTTGTTATGGTTACTTGCTACATGAGAATACACGATGTGGATTCAGATGATGTAGTTGAGATGAATGGTTGTAGTGCTATGGGTGGCTTAGATAAGTTTGGTACTGGTCAAGCTATGTCATACTCAAGAAAGTATGCTTTCTTAAATTTATTAAATTTAAAAACAGGTATTAAAGATGATGATGGATATGAAGCAAAGTCATTTGAAGAAGTAAAAAAGATTCCAAAGTCAAATGGAAAGAAGAATATTAAGCTCGATATGGAGCTTGATATGGGTCTAATAAAAGATGACATAAAAAAAATAGATGACATCTATGCTCTGAGAAAATGGAGAAAGGCTAACTCAGAATTATTTGACTCTAATAATAAGTCTCAAAGAGAATACAGACAGATAACTGATTTGTATGAAACTCATGAGACAAAACTAAACCAAGGAGTAATAACAAATGGCTGATGATATATATATTAAGCTAGTAAGAAACGAGAAGAAGAACGCACCAGAGCAACCTGATTGGGTTGGTCCACCAAATGAGGAATCTCCACCTGATAAAGATTGGCGTATTGGTGTTAAGATAGGAGAGACTTGGCACAATCAAGCAGGCTGGGATGATGAGAATGGTATGATTACTGTTAGACTTAGAGCAAATGATAGGTCTAAGTCGGGATCATCTGGTGGTGGCACACCAAGTTTTGCACCGAAAAAAGATTATGCAAAGCCTAGCTATTATGCTAAAAGATAATAGGTATTAGTTTATATACCTTTCGATGAGGTGGAGTTTTTATTGGCATCCCTTTCTGCCGCTTTAGTTGTTTTCTCTGCCTCATCACCTAATTATGGATACAATAAATTTACAAGATAAGATTTTAAAAAAGATCATGGAGGATCGGCAAGAGGATTATGGCGATTATAAGGAGAACTTTAGGCTGATCTCTGTAATCTTTAATGTTATACTGCACGACAAACTAAAAGATGATATAGAACCATACGAGGTAGGTCAGCTCATGATGGGTTTAAAATTATACAGAGCAACAAGAAAATACAAGGCAGATAACTATGATGACCTTGAAATATACTCAAAAATGGCTAAAGAACTACATAAAATAAGTATAGACAAAAAGGATTAAATGACTAAATATATACGAATTAAATCTGGCGAAGCTAACTTTCAGTTGGTTGAAAGATTTGATGATGTAAAGAAAGCTGCAGACCCCAACGCACAGGGTGAGTATGTAGAATGTAAGATCGACAGTTTAAAAATAGATTTTACTAAAGTGAAAAAGGAGAAGGATGAAGAGCAACAGCAAGGTTCGTCAATATGACAAACTTAAAAAAGACTTTGAACTTATCTTAAAGCATGAAGATAGCGGTCAATGTCTTAAAACTTACAATGCTTTCAAAAGAATACCGAAGCATTGGAGTAAGATTGTCAAGATTGAAAACGCAGAAGCCAAAAGAGCTAACGCCTAATCGTTAGTTCAAATTACAAAACAACAAAAAAACTGTAGGGGATTAATGACTTCAAAGCAAAAACAAATATTTAGAGAACTAAGATTAGCTATGAAAGCTAGTCAGTATTCTAACTTGTCAAAGAGAGAAAAAATAATTTATAAAAATGCTTTTAAGAATGGATATAAGCTAGCACAAAATCATATTAAAAAAAGAAAAGAATACAAACCAAAAAAAATTATTAACTTTCAGTTTGGCAATGTGAGTCCAAGGATTGTAGATTATGTAATCAATAAAGTATGTGTAAAGTATGAGGTTCATAAGAAAACTTTACTAGGTAAATGTAGAACTCAAGATGTAGTTCGTGCAAGAAATATCATACACAATATTTTAAATGATAAATACAATATGAACCTAACAAATATTGGTAGATACTTTGGACAGGACCACACTACAGTATTACATTCAATCCAAATGAAAGCTAACAAGGAAAGATTTTGGAGTCCTGAACAAACTATTTGGAACGAGTATTTAGATTTAATTAACTAAACTGTCTAAATCTTCTTACCTTTGCAGCAATACCTTTAGGTTGTTTGCTATGTTGTTTACCTTTTTTCTTAGCTCTTCTTTTAGCAGCAGTAGTTCTCGCATACTCAGATGCAGATAAACTTTTAATTGCTGCACTTGGTAAGTATCTCTCACCAGTTACACTAGATTTTTTACCAGACTTAGTTCGCCATTTTTGGCGACCCCAAGCCTTTAAACTTCTTTGTGATTTAGCAAGTGCCATTATCTGTATCCACCGCCTGCAGCTTTATATCTTTTAGCTAATAGCTGTGCCTTTCTTGCAGACCATTTACCAGCAGCAGTACCTTGAACATTGGATGATTTTATTCTTTGGAATAATCTTTTTCTTAGTCCCGGCTTAGTATAGTTGCCTGCTTTATTAACTGTACTTTTTTTTGCCATTTTTTTTCTTACTCATTTTAAGTTTTCTAAAATCAGCAGCATCTATTTTATTTGGATTACCAGCAACTCTAGCAATCTTCATTTGTTTCTTTGTAAGTTTTTTTCCCGGCATTAGTATTTACCTTTCGATTTCATTTTCATACCTTTTTTCTTTGCGTATGCTTTTGCTTTTTTCTTGCCAGCTTTTGTGTAGCTGAACTTCTTTTTTCCTACCATCGGCATATTGTTTCTCCTTTAGTTTACGTTCACAATAATTATCAAAACAACTTCCATCACGACCATCATGACAAAAGTATTTCTTACTATGAGTTATAATCCATCCGCCTTCATTACTCAATAGTTCTTTATTACACTCTTCACATATTCCACAAAGATTAACTACCTCTCTTTTAACCCAAGTCTTACGTTTCATTAACAGTTCCAAGCACGAAGTGCTTTGTTAATCCTACTGTTTGGGTCTCTTGCAGTTTTAGCTGAAGTTAATTTCTTCTTCATACCTTTCATCCTTGCACAAAACGAGGCACG